CGGAGGAGCTGCTGGATCAGGAGTTCCAAATACTATTTTTCCCCCCGTGCCTGGTTATGGCGGCGGTGGCGGTGGAGGGAGTTATTTCTCTCCTGGAATAACACCGGGTGGAAGTTTTGGTGGAGGCCCTGGTGCAAATTCACCTGCCTCTCCAGGAAGTGGAACAGCAGGAACTGCTAATCTTGGCGGTGGCGGTGGCGGCAGTGGAACCGGGCCCGCAGGAGGCGGCGGTGCTGGAGGTTCTGGTGTTGTAGTAATTAGGTATAAGTTTCAATAATGAGGAAAATATAATGGCACATTTTGCAAAAATAGATGAAAACAATTTAGTTCTTTCTGTATCAACTTTAGATGATAAAGATATGCTAGATGACAATGGTGTGCCTCAAGAATCTATTGGTCAACAATATTTACAAACACATAATAATTGGCCTTCTCATTTATGGATTCAAACATCCTATAATACATATAATAACCAACATAGAAATGGAGAAACTCCACTTAGAGGAAATTACGCTGGCATAGGTTATACATATGATAGTACAAATAATATTTTCCTTTGTCCAAAACCTTATTCATCTTGGGTTTTAGATATTTCAAATGCTACTTGGATATCTCCAATTGGAAATGCTCCTGAAATAACTGGGGAACAATTATCTCAAAATGAAAGTAATACTCATTTATGGGACTATGATTGGAACGACACAAATCAATCGTGGGATTTAATAAACAGACTTGCATAAAATAAATTTTTTATCTATAATGCAATTTTATGGAAAGAAAGATATTATCACAAATTGATTTATTTTATGGTGATGTAAAAATGCCTAAAGATTGGGACATTGATAGACATCAACTTTCTCATGATATTTTATATGCAGAGACAATGAAAAAACCTTTTTCATTTTCAAAGAACATTCAAATTTTAAATACTTATTTAGTAGATTATTTTAAAGTAAAATTTAATTTAAGTTTAAATTTTAAAAATACTTGGGGCAATGTTTATAAACCAAATCAATCTTCTTATCTTTGTAAAACCACTAATGAATCTGATTTAAAAAATTCTCCAGACTACACTTTAATTTATGTGGTAAAAGCCAACAAAGATTCTTGTTTTGTGAGAATCTATTATGATGACAATAGAAGAAAAGGTCAATTTTTTGATGTAAAATTAAAAGACAATTATTTTGTAATGTTTCCTTCTTCTTTAAATTATATTGTTTCTGAAAATTTAAGTAATGATTTAAATTGCATACAAACATTAATTTATGAACGTATCTAATCATTTTTGGTGTTTCTCTTCTGCTATACCTTCTAAAATATGTGATGACATTATTAATTACGCTTTATCTAAACCTGAAACAATAGCTAAAACAGGTGGCTTTGATAAACCAGTTTTAACAGAAAAAGAAATTTTAAATTTAAAACAAAAAAGAAGTTCGGATGTAGTCTGGTTAAATGAAAATTGGATATATAAAGAAATTCAACCTTATATACAGATTGCAAATAAAAATGCAGGCTGGAATTTTGAATGGTCTAGATCAGAAATATGTCAGTTTACTAAATATAAATTAAATCAATACTATGATTGGCATTGTGATTCATGGGATACACCTTACAACAAGCCCAACACACCTGATCATGGATTAATAAGAAAATTATCTATGACTTGTCAATTAACTGATGGATCTGAATATGAAGGTGGAGAGTTACAATTTGATCGTAGAAATTACGAACCTAATTTAAGAAATAAAAATAAACACGTTATAACTTCTAAAGAAATATTAGCAAAAGGTTCTATTGTAGTATTTCCTTCTTTTGTATGGCACAGAGTAAAACCTGTAACAAAAGGAAAAAGATATTCATTAGTTATGTGGAACCTTGGATATCCATATAGATAATATGAATAATTTTAAAAAAGATAAATTTTGTGTAATTAAATCAGCTATTTCAAAAGACTTAGCTTTGTTTTGTTATAATTATTTTTTAATGCAAAGACAAGTATATGAAACTTGTGCACAACATAGGTATATCTCACCTTTTGAAACTTTAATTGGTTATTACGCAGGGAAAAATGAACAAGTTCCTCATACCTATACCCATTATTCAAACATTGCTTTTGAAACATTAATGTTAAAGCTACAACCTAAAATGGAACAAATCACAGGTTTAAAACTTTCTCCAAATTATACTTTCTCTAGACTATATAAAAGAGGTGATATTTTAGAAAGACATAAAGATAGATTTAGCTGCGAGATATCTACAACATTAAATTTAGGGGGAGACAGCTGGCCTATTTATATTGAACCTAATCCAAAAAAAGGTAAAGAAATAAACGGAAAGTATGTTTCTAATATGACTAAAGGTATAAAGATTATATTAAAACCAGGAGACATGTTAGTTTATAGAGGAGATAAATTAGAACATTGGAGAGAACCTTTTCAAGGTGAAACTTGTGGTCAAGTTTTTTTACATTATAATAATATAAAAACTAAAGAGTATGAAAAAAATTTATTCGATAAAAGACCTCATTTAGGTCTACCTGTTTGGTTTAAGAAAGAAGTATGAAAATAACATTATTTTCTGATTCTATAATTTCAAATAATATTAAAAATGAAAAAATAAAAAAACTTTTTTTGTCTTTGTTAAAGAAAGAAAAACAAAATAATAATTTAAGAACAGTTTCTAATAGAGGAGGTTTTCAAACTAACGATATAAAAAATAAAATATTAGAAGAATTTTTAATAACATCATCTGCCCATATGTTAACTTCTAACTACAAATTTAAAAAATCAGTTAAATTTATTTTAAATAATTTTTGGATAAATGAAAATTTAAAAAATAATTACAATACACCTCATTTACATTTAGGACAGAATGTAGATTTTTCTGGTGCCTATTATTTAAAAGCACCTAAAAACTCAGGTAATATTTTTTTTGAAAGTAATGACCCCAGTAGAGAAATGTTTGAAACTTTTAAATCTTTTATAGAACCTAGTTTTGATTTTCAAAATTATATTGATTTTGAACCTAAAGATAATGATTTTGTATTATTCGCATCTAATTTAAGACATGGAGTTATGCCTAATAAAACTAATGAAAAAAGAATAAGTGTTTCTTTTAATTTAATGATAAGAGAATAAAAATAAATGTTTACAATGATAAACTTCAAAAGTAAACCAAAAGAAACTTTTTTTGCACCTGAATGGGATTACTATTTATTTGAAAAAAAAATAAATAAAATTAATTTTGCTAACTTAGCAAAGTTTATTTTAAGTAAAGAAAAAGAAATATTAAAGTTACCCGTAAAAAAAGACGGTAATAACAAATTTACTGATGGGTATACTGGTTTAGGCGAGAAAAGCACAACGGCTAGATTTGATAAGTATAACGTTCTTAATTGGAACAATAAGGATATTAAAAAAATAAAAAATGAAATATTAATTTTCCATAAAGATATTTTAAACTATTTTAAACAACCGTTGCCTAATGAATTATATATTAACTGTTGGACAAATATTATGAGAAAGGGTGAAAAGATAAAACCACACATACATGGTATTGATCCAACAACTTATTTAGGTGGCCATATTTGTGTACAATGTGATGATACATCTACTCACTATTTAAATCCAATAAATCAAATAAATGATCCTTTAACTTACGAGAGTACAAATGAAGTGGGTAAAATAACTTTGTTTCAAAATAATATACCTCATTATACAGACATGCATGATTCGGATAAAGAAAGAGTTACGATTGCATTTGATTTGCATACGGTTATGTCTAATAGTATTCACGTAAAATTAATATGAGGTGACTGATGCAAGCTTTTATAGAAAGTTTAGAAGATACAGTTTTTGCAACTGAAGAACAAAGAAAAAAAGAAATTTGGGATGTAGAAGGAAGACTTAAAAATGGTAATCAAGTATTTAAATTTGATGTTAGACCTTTAAAACATACAGCTAATAGTTTAGAAAAAACAGGGTTTTTTAATACTAAAGCAGATAAAATGGTTTTTGAAGATATCAATCAATGGGTTATATTTGATACTGAAGAGCTTCATGAATACATTAAATCTCAAGATAAAAAAGATTTTAATATTAAAGAGTTATTAAAAGAGTTGTCTTGGAATCTTAAAATTAATAAATGATTGTTAAAAATTTAACATGTGATTTTTTAATCTCTAAAATTAAAAAACATAAAAAATACAAATCTGTATTGTTAGATTTAATCGACAAAATGCCCAAACAAAAATCAAAACAAAGCAGCAACTCTGACTGGTTTATAGATAAGGATTGTCATAGAGAATATTTAAGTTTTTTTTATGAAAACGTAATAAGAGAAACTATGGAGGAACAGACAAAACATTTTAAAGCACATACGTGGAATATTACTAATGGCTGGTTTCAACAATATTATGATAACAGTTTTCATGATTTTCATAACCATGCATTTTCAAATTGGGCAAATATCTATTTTCTTGAATTACCTAAACCTGAAGATGCTACTAAAATAAAGGTTAAAAATAAAATATTTAAATATTCGGTTAAAGAAGGAGATTTAATTACCTTTCCAGCTCATCTTTTACATATGGCTCCAGCTATATCTAATAATCGAAAAACTGTAATAGCTTTTAATTCTAATTTTTGTTATATTTAAATATAGATTTACAGCAATTATTATATATAATACCATATTCTATGCTACAAAAATTAGGTTTTGCACCAGGATTCAATAAACAAGTTACCGAAACAGGAGCCGAAGGGCAATGGTTTGATGGTGACAATGTTCGTTTTAGATATGGCACACCTGAAAAAATAGGTGGATGGAGTCAATTAGGTACTAGCAAATTAACAGGTGCTGCACGAGCAGTGCATCATTGGGAAAATAACGATGCTGTTAAATACGCTGCTATTGGCACCAATAAAATTTTATACGCTTTTTCAGGCGGAACTTATTACGACATACATCCTATAAGAACAACTCTAACAGGTGTTAACTTTACTACCACTGC